TACCAACGTCCTCTGCCATCTCATACACTCGCTCGACACAAGCCTCATAGGACGGCCAAGGCCCGCGAAAATCATGTAGCTCAATGCAGTTTTGTGGGGCGCTTAAAGAGCAAGCAAGTACGATTGCTTTAAACACGACCTTGTAGCTTTTTGATTATGACTTTGACGCTATCGGTTTCAATGATGCGTATCAAGACCCAAATCCCGGTAAACAAAGCCACAAAATCCGGCACCATAGCCATATAGGCCGCAAACGTGCCGGTGCCAGCAGCAACATCCAGAATGACTTTGTTTTCTTCGTTCATAGTTTTACTCCGGCTTAGTCGGCCAAGTTACGCTAAAAGGAAACCCAGCTTGTGCTGGAATATCACGCAATGCTTGTCGATAGGCAGTCCAAGCATTAGACATAGTAACATCACTCAAAGCCATCCAGTCTGTCTCAGCAAGTAACCTGTCACGCTGGTTACGAACATCAATTGGCAACAGATTGTTTATGTAATCATCTCGTTCAGCATTTGCCGTTGCAATTTCTGCATCGGTCATCTCAACAAGAACGCCATTAACCATTTTATTCATATCAAAACCCCTACTGGCTCAAGCCGTACAAAGAAAATCGACCAGTATCAATATTATTGCTACCAGTGGTTCCAAACCTTAGACCCGTAAAAGAAGTCAATGAATATGTCGATTTCAATGCGCCCGCCGTGAAAGTTCTTTCGCCATTGTCGCCTGTCCCTGAAATGCCAGCAGTCTCCATTTTAAAAGGCAATCGAGGTTCTACTGCGCTGATTTCTAGCTGACCAATTTGTTTGTTTAATCCAGCACTTGTGAGTATTCCAGAAAAGGTTGTTTGAACCGCCAAGTATGAAGCAAACGCACCGCGAAGCATTACATAATCGCTTGACGTTACAAGAGTGCCATTGTCATAAATCTGTATTTTTACAATGGCAGTGGCGTTCATCGTGCAATCCCATTTCAGAACATATTTATTATATGAACCGATTGATGTAAAATCCACTGTGCTTACAGTGCTTGTAACTGTTGTTGTGCTGATTAAATTCCAAGCACCGCCGCCGCCAGATACAGCAGCCCACGTTAAACCACCAGCCGCACCAGATTGCGCTGATAAAAAGTAACCATTGGTTGGGGCATTAGATACTTTGAGATTAGCTTCATCAACAACATTATCAGCAATAACCGTTGCGCCATCGGCTGTGCTGGTGACTTCGCCAGTGTGGTTTGGGTGGACATAGTTATTTGCGCCTGCTGCAATGCCATCGAGCTTTGTATGGTCTGCATCTGTAAAGGCGTTAGTGTTGCTGTTATTTTCATAAGCGGTTTTGATTTCAGCATCACTTTGATCAGCAGTCGCTCCAGCCTCAATGCCAGCTAGTTTGGTAAACTGTGCATCTGTAAACGCATTTGCTTCTGCTTCATAAGCAGTCTTGATTTCTGCGCCAGTTTGGTCAGCAGTAGCTCCGGCTTCTATGCCATCGAGCTTGGCACCATCTGTAGCCACATCACGACCATCAAAAGTGCTGTTTGTAGTAATAGCACCAGTCATTGCACCGCCAGTGCGTGGCAACGCAGCATCAGCCGTTGCTCCTTGAGCCGCCGTGGCGTAGGCCGAAGCTGCGGTTGTTGCCGCAGTGCCTAGTCCTAAATTGGTTCTTGCTGTTGCTGCATTATCTAAATCAGATAAATTGTTGGCAGCCAGCAAATCACCGCCGCCACCAGCACCGCCAATAGCAGAGCCATCTAATAATAAGTTAGTACCGTCAGAGCTTAACGTAACACCGCTGCCGGAGCCTGTGTGGTCTAGTTCAATTTTTCCCATTACGCGTATGTAACCTCCGATGTGTTAACGGTTGCAACCCAGAGTATGTTAGTGCTGGCTTGTCCAGTAACCTGTATTTTTAAATTTGACCCATAAGCATCCGCCGAAAGAGAAACTGCCCAAGTAGACGCACCTGATGTTGCGTAAATTTTATTAACAATGCCGTTGCCTAGAACACAAGTTCCTGCACCATTTTTCAACATTGCGCCTTTAATTTCCCAACTAGCATAATCGCTACCAGCCGCCGCGCTTTCTCTAGCGATAATTGTACCAGAGAAACTTGTCGCAGAATTTAACAGCACTGAAGGAGCGTTGGGGATGAGAGTAGGTGTTGCGTCAGTGGTAGTTTTGTCTAAAATATAATAACCACCTTGAGCACGATTAGATGAAGTGTTAGAACGATTAGAATAAGCAAACTTTCCAACAACATCAGCATCTGCTGAATGACCAATTGCGACAGATGCACTCTTTTGTGCGTCTGCACTTGTTCCTAGGGAGATGCTATTATTTCCAGATGCCCTTGAGTCGCTACCAATCGAAATACTATTATAAGCTTTACTATAAGCTCGCCAACCAATAGCGATACCGTATTGTGCAGTGTCCTCCGCCCCCCAAGCCGCGTTATTATCTCCAATTCCTATTGCAACGCTGTTTGCGCCACCAGCATAAGATGTACCAAGGGCTAAAGAATAACTACCTTTTGCTAATGCCCCAAACCCAAAAGCTGATGCTTGTAAACTATCGGCTTCTGCCTCAACCCCAACGGCGACAGAATTTGTACCTGTTGCGGATGGAAGTGTTGAAGTACCATCATAACTTTCGTCAAAAAGTTTAGTTCCAGAGCTAATCCAGTCATAGTCAGACCCATTCCAACTAAGAACTTCACTTGCTGACGCTGTTGATGTGTTTAAATGAGCGTCAACATTGTTATCGCTGTAAACTGTCGCCCCAGTAGCAATGCCGTTTAGCTTAGTATGGTCAGCATCAGTGAACACGTTGCTATCACTTGCACTTTCAACCAATGCACGAATTTCTGATGCTGTTTGGTCTGCTGTTGCTGACGTTTCAATTCCGGCCAGTTTGGTAAATTGTGCATCGGTAAAAGCATTAGCTTCTGTTTCATAGAGAGCTTTAATTTCTGCACCAGTTTGATCGGCAGTCGCATTGCTTTCGATACCGTCCAATTTAGTACCGTCTGCCGAAAGATCACGACCATCAAAGGTTTGACTTCCAGAAAAAGCAATGTTTCCTGTCATCGTGCCGCCAGTTAAAGACAATAATCCAGAAGCACCTTGCACTCCTGTTTCCCAAGCCGTTCCGTTGTAAACCTTTAATTCGTCTGATGTGGTATTGTAAAACAAATCACCTTCATCAAGGCTTGTTGTTGGGTCTGATGCTCCAATGCGATACTTTTGAGCAAACGAATTAACGCCTGAAACATTATTAGCAACAGTAGTAACGTCAGCAGAAATCCCTGCTACTGTGGTTACGTTAGACGCAATACCGCCAACAGTCGTCACATCAGAAGCAATAGCGGCTGTATTGCTAATAGCGTCAGTGGCTACAGTGCCATCTTCAATGTCAGCCAGTGTAGCAATGTCAGCGGCCAAGTCTGTCACAGTTGTAATTCCAGACACCGTTGGCCCTTTGGTCGGGTTGCCATCAGTGTCAAATGCCAGAACCGCGTCAACGCGATCAGCCTTGGCGGGCAAGGTCATGTCAAGTGTGCCGCCGTCAGCCACCAGTGCCGGGTCATAAACAGGCGCTCGCATTGAGCGCTGACCTTCTTCGGCTAACTGCTGGTTAATAATTGTCAAAGCATCAAGCTGTTCATTAAGGCTAGACGCAAGCAAGTCACCGGCTGTAACAAAGTCTGTGACGCGCTCAATGTCTCTGGCACCGATAATAATAACAGTGTCTGATGCCGTTGGTGTTGTCGGAACACCCGACCCAGTTACAAGGGTGACTGATCCAGTGCCATTGGCGTTGATGGTCACGGTGTAGTCTGTTGTTAGTGTCAGCGATGTGGTGTTGAAATAAACGGCTACATCGTTTTGATCAAGCACCTCAAACGAAAAGGCATACGGCCCAACACCCGCTGACCCGGTAAACACGACACGTCGTGTAATTGCGTTGATATTGTAATCTGCCATTTAATGCCTCACATTCTGCCGTGAATAATACACCATTTACTGATTTTCCGCTACCCGCTCTCGCAGTTCTGGGTATTGAACCATTATGATCTTGCGAGCCGCGCTGGAATACTTGTTATAAATTGCTTTCATCGCGTCTAGCTTGTCCTCTTTAGTTTCTAGCTGGTCATAAATTGGCGAATACAACAAATCTGACAGCGCGTCTTTTAACATAGGCAATGAAGGATCTGGCTGGTTCAGCGCGTAGATCAACGAATTGTATTGCTCGTTATTAAGAATAACACCACTGATGCGCTTGCTCGGCATCGACAAGCCATCACCAAGCTCCATCATTTCCCGGTCAAGCCCTTCATATTTTGCGTCCATAATCCTGATAGGCGACCACATTTCCCAGCCAGCGCCGTTACCTTGTGTGCGAACCTCGCCCCATAAATTTAGGGATGGCGGTACATCTGCACTAAACATAGGATGCCGCGCCTTGGCTTTTTGGATTGCTGTGTAAAAGCCCCTAGCCGCAGGGTTGAGCAATGTTGGGTCTTCACCAAAGAACCCCTCGCCCGGCAACAGTGTGCTTGATGCCGTTGGATCCATAACACGCTCAACGCCAGCCCCCAAAGCTGATACAGTTGGGATAATTTGCAGCCCGGCTGTGGTCGCTCTTTCAGCAAAGAACGACTGCGCCTCTTCAAAAGCCAACTTAGGATCTGCGTTATTTAAGATCCGGGCTAGGTCTGACACGCCATCCAAGAATGGCTGCTGCATTGCGTAGTTATACAAACCAAGCGCGGCGGCTGTTGTTAAATTTTCTAGTGTGCCGTTATCATCCTCATACTGCGCGTAATACGCATAGTCAGCCGACATAGCCAGCAAGCCTGATAGCGGGTCGAGGCGCGAGTAAGTTACGCCGCGATATGTGCCATCATCCATTTTAAAATTAACAGTGTGTGGATAGAGGCGAAGGCGCTCCATAGCCTGACGCGCTTGGGGGTTTGTCGGGCCAGCCCCCATAATAATTATGTTGTTGTCAGGCGTGTGCAGCCCGCCGCCCATCCACGCAAAGCCAACCATTAGAGCAGACCCAGTCATAATCTTTGCTAAGGCTGTGTCGGCTTCACGGCCACCAGCAAGTAATGACCTGCGGATATCGGGGTATAAAAGCGCTAAGGGTGATCTTTCTGCAACGGCGTTCATAACATTGACCGGCGTTTTAAAGAACGGCGCACCAAACAATTTAACAGCGGGATGCGACATAAAGCCCTGCATCTCACCAGCAAAGCCGCCCAAATCGCCTTGGAATGTCAATACTTTTGCTGCATCACGCGCTGTTTCCATTGCTTTTTGGTCTGGGTTTTCAAGCGCTCTAACGTACTCAGCAGCAGCCAAGTCTGACGCCTCGGATTTAGGTGTGCCGCCTTCCACCAGCCGGTCGTAAAAATCATACTGGCGCTGGCGGGCTTGCTGCTTAATTGACGTGCGGTAGGCCATTGCTTTAAAAAACTCATCCTCTGCCAGCATAAACCGGCCAGACATACGAATGTAGGTTCCAAAAGTGTTTAAAGCCCCAGCCATAACATTGCCGTCTTTGATCTGCTTGTAGATCTCGACCACGTCACCAGTGTCGCCAATAGCGCGTTTATTCTTAACATCAATTTTGCTAGTAAAGTCACTAGCCTCTTCTTTTATAAAAGCCTTACCTGATACAACAAGTGCGTCAATAAAGCTAGTGCCAATTGTTTCAAGCCTAATCAGGCCATCACGCGCATAGGCTCTATCTCTTGGGTCAACGCCGCCGGGCCTAATTCTATTTACGCCAGTGCTGCCAATAGCCCCGGCAACCATTTCTTCAACGCCCTTGCTGATCATAAACACTGAGTTGCCAGCAATGTTTACGGCGTGTGTGACTGGGTTCGACAAAATTGAATTGATAAATATCTCAGTCAGGACATCGCCGCCACGTTGCATAATGCCTCTAACTAGCTTTGTTTTTGCGGCTGGGTTTGGCAGTGACAAATACAAGCTGCCAAGATGCTCAATATTAACGCCTTCGTTTTCTAATATGTTTAGCAGCTCATCAGCGCGGCGCAAATCAATGCCCACTGTTTGCGCTTGCTGCATCGCCCGCATCAATCTGGCGCTTTCACTAACAGCGCCTGATAGGTTTGAGTACATCGCAAATTCCATTGTGAGGTACTGGGCGGCATCAGCAAATAATTTTCGGCGCATCTCTGGATCAGTTGCATCAGCAGCGAACTCAAAAGCCTCTTGCGTTTTGCGCGTTAGATCTCGCGCCAATATCAAACCGGCCAGAACGTCCTCAGCCACATCGCCCCTGCCGGGCTGACGTGTGAGCCATTTCTTCAGCACCTGATCTGCGCCTTGCTGCTCTGCCAGTTCTAGCATTGAGTTATAATTTATCGTGCCGCGTCGAGCGCGTTCAAACAAATCTTTGTTTAGCTCTTTGACATTCGCCATATAACCGGCAAGGTCAAAATCGCCAGACGCATTCATAATTGCTGGAAGGTTCAAGCCCTTTTCAAAAGTGATATTCAGAACGCCCTCAAGCGCGTCAATATCTTCTTGGTTGGCTTGACGTATAACTGTGCTGCCGCCGATTACTTGCACATCTTTTTCTGGGATCTTTGCAGTGACACGCTTTTCAGCCTCAGCAGTTCTGCGCTTAATAAATGCAGCCGCGCCAGTAACCGCATCGTCAAATAAGCTAGCAACTTGCACCGGCTCATCTGGCAATGATACTGGGTTGTTAAGCTGTATAATCTCTTCTGGCGTGACAGGCGCTAAATCCTGCTGCTCGGTCGTGACCTCATCAGGCGCAGCAAATGAAATTGCTTCCATCTGTTGAGCCTTTGCCATTTCATCCATTTCTTCGCTGAGATCACGCGCCATAGTTTATCCTTTTTTCACAGAGCCTGTGATATACAATTCCTCTGACGTTTTTCCGTTTTCTTCAGCGGCAATCTGCCGCCGCAATTGTTGCACAACAGGATCATCATCTGTTGCGCCGTCAGCTAGTTCCTCTTCAAGGATTTCCTGCAAGGTACTCATCATAACTAATGCCTCCGTTTATCCATTCCGCACCCGGTCTGTCGGTGTTTTTGTAAACCTTTGTATCATAGTAAGTAACATCCGCATAACTAATATCCTGTAGCTTTAATATGTCACGCATTGCTTTACGATACTGTTTTGCTTTTTGCTTGTAAATTTGATCTGCATTTGTTGCATCAAACGCATCATCAAACTCAGGCACATATTGCATTCTTACACCAGTAAGGCCAGCAGTTTTTGCGCCAGTTTCTATTTGAGCCGCTGGCTTATCTGCAACCCTGTTGTCGGTTACAAACGTAAAGCCATCAATTCCATATTTACGCAATATCTCTGTAATTTTTTGAGTAAACGCCTCATCTTGTTTTTTAACAAAATAAACCTCGATGCCGGGCCGTGCGTTTGGCGTACCGGCTTTAACCACTTTCGACATAAACACAGCGTCCTGATCGTATTTGCGCCCAGCCTCAACAAGGGCTTTTGTTGCTGGCTCCGGGTTAAAATTGCTACGCGCAACAATCTCATAATTTAATGCGCGTTCAGTTTCCCCGGCAAATTCGCCAAGGCTATTGTTCGCCTGATAACCAAGCACAGTGTCATCTGCTTTTAATGGTGCCGTAATCTCTTCAGCTAATTGCGCCTGTTGCACGTTGGTAGGCACCTGCTCCGGACGTTCCATTGAGACCCCGGCGCTGTATCTTTCGGCAGAGCCAGCAAGTGTTTTTAATTCTTCGCGGGCTTGTTTTTTCTGTGCCGCTGTTGTGTTTATTGACCCAATAATAGACCGTAATTCTTTTACACGCTCTGGATCTGGAGACCCGGCTAGACCAGCTTCATAATCAAAAGACCCGCCCTCACCAGCCTTTGATGTCCAGCCCTTGTTAGTCCATTTTTCTTTTTCAGCAAACCAAATAACGGCTTGCAAATCATCAGCGCCGAGGTCACCAAGTTTTTCGTCATAATTTTTAATTACGCCTAATTGATTTATCGCATCGCGAGCGTCTGCAAAAACTTGTTGCCCAAAACCAAATTCACCGCCAACAACCGGCGCATCCAGTGTGCTTTTTGCGCCGTGTGTTCCTGTTACACCTTGCTCGGCTACGGTCGGAATGCGTGGTAACCCAGCCGCATCTCTAAGATATCTGGCCGCCCAAACATCAATTGTTGCATCAAAACCATACCCGATTAAGTTGCCGGTAAAGTTCACAGTTTTTGGCGCTTTACCGCCTTTCACTTGCCTAAACATATCAAGCAAAGCTGATGTAGCGGCGGGGCTGTTTGCGCCAAATAATTTTTCATTGTCTTTAGTAATTAAGTGGAATGGGTTTTTAGGGTCTTTATGCAATGCTGTTATATCTTTGCCAGACACACTTAACCCAGCATCAATTCTGTCTTGGTAAAGTTTAATGGCTTTGTCATAATCGCCGCGCGAAAATTTACGCATTATGGTTAGTGCGTTTTCATAATTTATTTGAACGCCGGTGTTTGCGGATGTCGCTCCAAGCAAGTCAGCAAACATATCTCCTAAACCGCCATATTCTTGCCGCAACCTTGTGCGCATATTGCGGTACCAACTTGCTTCTTTCAAAATAGCTTTTGCCGCTTTATCGCCTGACTTTGCCCGGTTGACCAACGCCTGCACATCATCAACCATTTTCCCGACAAGATTTGTTTTATGTTGATCTAAGGTTAATCCTTCTGGCGGGATATGATACGCGTAAGGTATTTTCTTAAAGTTAACATCAATTGTGCCGTCTTTTTTAACTTCAAATGGTGGGGTTTTGCTTTCAGTCATAACTTGCGGCTTTACCCAACCGTCGCTTTCTGGGAAACGATTTATAACTCTTTCAGCCTCTGCTGCTGCTGCGGTTGCTTGTTCGGTGTTCGTTGCTTTTTCTGCGATTGTCGCAGCCTCTAAATCCCCAATAGACGGCGCGGCTGACTTTGCCGCTTGTGTTTCTTGCGGCTTTTTACCCATCGGCTTCTGAGCGCCCACAATAGCCTCATCAACGATCTGGGTAGGGTCTACATTCATACCAAGCGTGACGCCGCTCTTGGCGTCTTCTAGGTGGGCTGGTGCGCCTGCTGCATAATCAGCAACAGCGCCAGCCCCGGCCTTAGCGGCTTGTGGTGCGACAAGCCCCATCGACGCAAACTCGCCAGCTAGGTATCCCTGCTTTAAACTTTGCTTAAACTCAGGGCTAATATCCAAGCCCTCAACAAACCCATCAAACAATTCACCGGCTTTTTCAGAGCCAAGTGTGCCGGATATGGCGCTCCATCCTTTTTGGAACTCATCCCACCCCTGACCCTTTTCTGCCAAAGCTGCTTTTAAGCCGCCAAGGCCCAAAGCAAAAAGATCTGGCACCCCTGTTACTACAGCAGAGGGAACGCCCACAAAAGCGCCAAGCTGCGTACCGCTAACCTCAGCCTCAGTAATTGGCGCGTCGGATGCTTGAGCTAGCGAATAAATATCTGGCCTTGCGCCCCCACCAAAAACGTCACCAACGCCAAGCGCCTGCGTTTTCTCCATAGACATAGCCTTGTCATAGACACGGCGCATACGATAATTGCCACCGTCGTCGCGAACAGTCTCTAGCTTGCCACCGCTGTCAGCCGCTATCATAGTATTCATCATTTCTTGTGCTATATCTGTCATTGTTCAAGTGCCGCCCGGCTGCGTTTAACAATGCTAATTGCATCTAACAATTTGTTGTGGTTATCCTGATGCCTTGGGCTATCTTCCAAGACGCCTGATGATCTTAATATGATTGCGTCAAGGTCTTCGTCTGTGTCTACCTTCGCGCTGCCCATACCTAGTTGCTCGCGCTTAATTATGCTAACAACACTTAGCGCTGACGATAGCTCATCCTTCAAACGCTTTTTTACGTTGCCGCGCTCAATAAAGCCATCAGCCCATTTGATCCGATCTAGATTTGGGTTTTGCAAAATAGCCGCGTCTAATTCAACCATACCCTGCATCACAAATTTTGCGGCCTCGCTTCTTTCGCCTGACGCATCAAGCGTCAACATTCCAATATCAGGAACGCCAAGCGCACTTTTAATCTTGTTAATAGCCTGCGTTCTAAAGGTGTCTCTGTTAGATTTTATTACAGTTAAATATTTTCTCGCGCTCTCTAGCGTAATTTTTCTATTTGCTCTTGCGTCCAAAACATCTTCAACAGTCAGAAATTTATCCATACCCTTTTGGTCTAGGATTAAGATTGTATCTAAGTCGTCATTGCCGCCTTTAACAAAATACGCATCATTATATTTTGACGCCTTTTCCGGGTCTAACCCGCGCAACTCAACTATCTTTGCTCGGACAACATCATCATCAACGCCACCGTCAATTAAAAACCCAGCAAGCTCAGTCTCTAGATCTCTTGCTTGATTTTTTCTTTCACGCTCAATTTTGGCTTCTCGCTGCGCCTCTCTTGCATATATCTCGTTAACCGCTGTGTTTGCCCTTTTAAAAGCTTCAAGACGCTCTTCCGGGTTAAGAGATATAGCAATATTTGCAACGGCGTTATCTGTAATTTTCATCTTGCCGGTGTTTAATGTATCTAAAATCTCTTGGCTATTCTTAAGAGGATCACGCAAAACATATTCGGCCACAGCGTTTATTTTTGCGTCACTAACAGCCTTGTCAAAGTTTGCAATAGAGCTTGTTAAAAACGCCGCGTCTTCAGTTGCGTCTGCAAGAGCAAACAGCTTTTTCTTTTCAGCGGTAATAATACCGAACATCTCATCTGGGCTTTTCGCTGCCCTAGTAATAAGCATTGGCCCTATCTGGTCAATAATTTGATCTACGCCTTTTTCGGCAATATATTGAGTTTGCTTTTCGGCTTTTTCAGCCATCATCTTGACGTGGGTTGTGTAAGCGGTATTGCCAATGGTTGACAATCCAAGGCGCAGTTTAGCGCCTGTCGCTGGGTCAACATCGGTCATTGCGCCACTAAAGCCATTAATAACGCCGTCAATCTGCCTTTGGAGATCAACAACATTTGTAAAATTTACATGACCCTCAACAGCTATTTGATTGATTGCATCACGCGCTGTTATTTCAAGATTAGCCGCAACAGTGTTTAACGCCGCTTGGCGCTCTGCCCTGCCGCGCACAGTTTCAGTGCTGCCGGGCAGCAATGCTTTTCTAGCCTCAGCGTCCTCAGCTTTAATAAGATCCACAACGCTGGGCGCGTTAGCTGCGCCAAATTCAGCACCCTCGATTTTTGCTTGTATCTCGTACTGTTGGAAAGCAAACCGCGACATTTGGTCAAGCGATTGCGCGATTGTGCTTGCCACCCTAGCTTGCGCCGTTCCAGTGGCAACAAAGTTAACGCCGGGCAGCGATGCAATCCCAACGCCAAGCGGCCTATATTCTAGTGACCTAGCCATTAGCCAATACTCGTTTTCATCATTAACCCAGACCCAAATGTGCCGATAGCAGCGGCAAAGCCAGCTTGTCTGGCGGCGCTGGCTTGCAACATATATTGATCAGCCTGCATATAACCGCCACGCAAAGCGATAATCTCATTGTTCTTAACGGTGTATAATTCTTTAACGCCCTTTGCCCGCGCTGCTTTCTTTAGGTTGTCCACATTGCCAAGCCCAATACCGCCATAAGCGTTAATCGTCGCTGCTGTGGCTATCATGTTATCCATTACCGCAACAGCCTGCTGTTTTTGCTTTAATGCCTCTTGTTGGGCTTGTAGCCGCGTGTAGCCAGCTTGTGCTTGCAAAGCAGCAGACTGCGTCTGCCCGGCTCTGTACTGCATAAAAGCGCTGGCACCAGCAAGCGCTAATCCTAAACCACCACCACTCATTGCCCTGCACTCACTTTGTAATCAATGCCAAGCAGCGTCATTTTTAACGGCACCTCTTGACCAATTGTGATTTGACCATCGTATGTATAACCTAACATAGAATGTAGCGTTTTGATACCAGTGTACTCAGGTACAGCGCCGCCAAGAACGCCGGAACCAAATCGCCTAAAAGGAACCAGCTTGCCGTCGATGGTCAGCGATTGTGTTTCAAATAATTCTGCATTTACCTCAAAAATGCGCTTCTTAAACCCCTTCAAAGACCCGCTAGACAAGCGAGGCTCAACCGGCAATGTTTTTACCTCTGGCGTAAAGTTGATGCCAACTTGATGGCTTGTGGTTGCCGCCGTTCCAAACGTCACCGTAAAAGGCGTGGCGGGTACAACCTGATCCGGCTCAATAACGCCGTCGCGAATAATTTTTACGGTTTCGCCTTCAAGGTGATCCATAGTCACGCTGGATGCGGCACCGCCAGTTTTAGAGCAATCAAGTAATGCGTCAGCGTCAAACAGTTCGACATAATAAACATCACTGCTATTTATTGTGCGTTTGACTACAGTATAAATGTCATCAACATCAACGCCGATATTTAAAAAACTGCCATCAGTTGTCCATTCAGACGGTGCGATAACATTCTGACTGCGTAGCAATGTATAACAAGCAATGCTACCATCATCATCATTCACAATCAGCAAGCGGTCGCCCTCGTCGGTGCCTGCTGCTTTACGCACAGCCATCTCGCCGGGCGACTTTAATAGATGCGACGATAACAATGATATCTTGGCAGATGTGTAAGCCTGCACTGTGTCACTATAAATAAATTCTTGCAGCGCTTTTCCTTGCCGCTGGATAAACAGCGTTGAGCCGTCTACGTTTTGCAACCTGATGCCCGGCTTCATGCCAAAGCCTGTCTGTTGCTTAACAATCATGTTTGTCGGCGTGATTGGCTCATCTAGCGCTTGCGGCACATAGAACTCAGCGCCGGTCGTAAATACTTGCAAGTGACGGCCAGAATAAATATCAACGACTGCGTTAAATGTGCCGGTGTCCAGCGTGGCTTCAACGCCTGCGTCGTCAAGCGCTTCGCCGGGGTCAAAGTTAAAAAAGTCAGATACCCGGCTTCCCCATATTGTTGATGGGCGTCCTTTGCTGCCGCCAAAATAAAGGCGGCCTTCGTGGAACGTCGCGCTGCGAGGCCAGCCCCGCGTGGCTGACCAAACCTCTTCGTAACCGTGTTCACTGTTCCAGTTACCTTTTGTAATTCCGCTAGTGTCAAAGAAAGGCACCTCAACGTAAGCTTTCATTATTGTGTCACTGACATACTCAACGTAACGCACTCGACCAAAACCATTATCAGCCACAGCGTACTCGCCAACTGCCGCCGTGCTGAATGGAGTTATCTTATAGTGTGACGTGCCATCTGGCGCTGTAGCCCACGCCGGATAAACTGTAAGTAGTTTAGTAGACGCCACATAATCCTCAACGTGGCGCTTTTGGCCTGACCCAGTACCAGCCGTAATTTCGATAAACATACCATTAGGCTCATCGTCTAAGGTAAAGCTGCTAGCAGATTTTAGTGTTATAGTGTTTGCGCCACCACCCTGCGCCGTGCCGGTTTCAGTGGTGGCTGCACTAGCAGTTAGCGTAATATTGCCAACGGTGCTTGATGGTGTGATCGTAAACTGTGGGCTGTGAACATCAAACTCAAACGCATATTTTGGGATGTGATCAAAGTCAATCGTGCTAGCTGTCCAGTCTGCGTCTGTAGCGCCGCGCACAATTTTTATCGGCGCTAGATCCTCATGCACCAAAATTACCGTGTCAGCAGATTGCACCCAGTTCATTTCCGGCAGGATTGCGGATGTTAAGCTAGCCACAGTTAAAAAATTGCCGCCGCCATTAATGGCCGTAATTTGTGCGCCATTTTTAAAAACATACATTTTGCCGGGCGTGAACACCAGCATATAGCTATCTGAAACGCTGAACTCAAAAGGCACCATACGCACAGCCGTGCCAGCACCGCTATCTAATGTAGCGATAAATTTGGTGCCGTCGCGGCGTTTCGCGCCGCCTTGCGGCTGAATGCTAACATTACGCGCAGTGGTCAGGCCAGAGCTATACTGGTCAATATCAGTCCTAGCGCGTAGCTTTGGGTCTAGCTCGCCGCTGGTAAAATCGTTTTGGATCTGAATAATCCGGCTCATGCTAGAACCTTATATCGGAAATAGGAAACTCTTGTATTGTCTGAGCCGGGCGGTCAGCGCCGTCAATGTTAATAGCAACACGCAACAGCCCGCCACGCATATTTTCTGATGGCGCACCGTATGCCTTTTGGTGATAATAATCCCCCTTAGTAAGCTGGTCGGTTACCGGCTCGGCAAAGTCAGCCGCTAGCGCTGTCTTTAACAAGCGCACAAAGTAAGGTGGGAAGACGGCCTCTGTTGGTCGGAACTGGTAATCAATCCAAACCTCTTCGTAATTTGTGTAAAGGCCAAGATTGTAGATCTCAAAATCTCGCACTGGCAGCGCTCCAACAGCGCCAACATTAAATACAGCTTTTGGGTTGCCAAGGATATCGCCCGGCAGCGCATAGGTATATTTCCACTCATTGACAGGGGTGCTAGCTAATCTAGCCAGCTTTACTTTTTTGATCGACCAGCTAAAAGGATACTGCATTATAATAGTGTCGCGGATATCGTCGTAAAGACGATCAGCGACTTGCGCTTCATCTGTGCCAGTGGCAAATGATGAGAGCGGAGCAGCGCCCAGCATAATCAGAGCCTCGGAACATATTGATAGTTTGGTATCGCCCTGCGCCATTACGCTACTCCAAAATAGGGAAATGGGGCCGGTTGCCCGGCCCCACTTAGATTAGTCGCTGTCGGTTACTACGCCGATAACTGTGCCATTTGAGCAATCAACCACGCCAGAGGCGTTTGATACTACAATGTGCATAGTTACTGTGCGAGTGCCGCCAGTTGAACCGTGAACAATAATCATGTCACCAACTTTCAGTGTGTCGGCAAGATCATTAAAGTAGCCAGAACCGTCAACGTCTGTATGTGCATCAGCAGTCGTGTACACATACAAGGCCGGGGCGTTACCAGCTAGAGATTGTCCACCTAATGGGCCGAAGCCAGCTTGTGCGTATGCCATCAGTTAGCTCCTCTCTATTCAGTCGCTGAGATTTTGACGATACCATCGTCATCAATGGCAACCGCACCAGCGGAGAACATTGAGGAAACTAGGAACGACGTTTTCTCAGGAACGTAGTTGATTTCAGACTTTTGGTTCATGCCAATGCCCATACCGATTGCATCGCGATGGAACGCAAAGCAAGTGCGGGTTGATGGAAGCGGCAAGCCACCTTCATCACGGTCACCAAGGGTAATGAACTTAAAGCCAAGGAAGGTGTCGATCTCACCAGTTGAGAGAGCCTTGACAGTAGCGAAATCGCTGCTGGTCAGTTCAGTCTCGTCCAGCAATGCTGACAAGCCGTTTGCGTGAATGATCATGCAGCGACCTTCTGCCGGTACGTTCTTCACATCCAGAGCCTTTTTAGCTGCAAGCAGCTTTGCAAGGTTCATATTGGATGCTGCGCCACCAACAGATGTTGCCACAGTCGATGGCGAGGAAGCTGCATTGAGCGCGTCAATAACAAGCTGGTCCATACGACGCCCGATAGCAGCCCCCACAACAGCGACAAGCTCGCGTCTCTCGTCAAAATTGACCTTCTGCTGTGAGAAAATGTCGCTGTATTCAGCAGCGATATAGTCGGACATTGTTGCTGTGACTTGCGAGTAAGTCACGTTGAGAGGGGTAACGTCAGTCTGCGGTACGCGGACTGTTGCGGTGCCTTTCCCGATTTTCGGGAACTTCACCTGATTGCCTTCGACACTTGTTCTTTCGCGAGTAACGCCAGCCAAAGCACGTGATGCTTGATAGGCCTGCTTCACTTCCGCATCGAACAACTGCACAAAAGCGTTGGAAATGCCTACAGCCATTTTCCTATTCCTTTGTAAAAGTTAAAACACGATTAGCGCCTAGCAGGTATCCTTTCCGGGCTGCGGCTTGGGCATATACGCTACGCCCCCAAGCGTTTGCGACAGGTCAGGTGTGATTGTCTGTCAAGGGTGATTTTATAGAAAAACGCGGCAATTGTAAACAACTGCCGCGCTTGCATTAAATGGCACTATATTCTTGCTTGCCATAGACGTTTTCAAACATCTTTTCGACCTTCGCCCGGTAGGCTGGGTCGCTTTGATATTCGGGCTTGCCAACCATTGCCATTAGCTCTTCTTTAGATGGCGCGTCGGTCATTGGCGACACGTCAATTGGCACTGGTTTATCGCCATAATATGAGCGGATCTTTTGCAAAGCGCGTAAGCCCTGCGCGGTGCCACCCATAATTTTAAACTCTTCAAAGTCAGCATCAGACCAAACGCCTTTGCGAACTAGGCTAGACGCCCAGTCAGTCATTGACTTGATTGCAACGTCAGCATTTGGGCCGAGCTTTTCGTATTCCTCTTTGTATGAGATCTCGGCTTGCTGACTTTCGCCTTTAGCCATTTCGATAAATGTGCCAGCTAATTGCTCAAAGGCCGCTTGACTAACACCATTTTCTTTTGCCCAATCTTTATAAACGCTATAAAGCGGGTCATCGTCACCAATGCCAGCCTCTTCAAAAATTGCTGTATCGTATTTCTCAGGGGCTTTATGCTTTCCCTGACTAAACTTTTTTTGCAGTTCATTATACGACTTAACAAGATTTTCCAGATCCGGGCCGTCGTCGTCCTTCCAAAACTTTTCTGGATACCATTCTGGCCTTTCAAGCTCTATCTCCTCACCTTCTTTGGCAACGGTTACGCTATCAAGTGACGGCTCGTTGTCAGGCAATTGGTGTGGAATTGATGTCTCTTCAGCCTTCTGCTGGTTATCGTCGCCCTCAACTTGGGCTTCGGCCAACAGTCCATCTGTATCATTCATAGTGATCTCGCTCTTTTCATGCGCCGCTCAATTTCCCTGACCAGACTATTCTGGCCTTCGCGAGCATAACCGTGACTGGCGTCCTCACCGGGATACCAGCTAGGCTGCTCAATCGTCAGCGACCTTAGATGGGTGAGCAGCTTTGCCCCATCATCGCTGGCGAACACGCGAAGATAAAGACGATCAATGTCATCTTTATCTACTTGCTGTTTTTCTGCTATTTCGGGGTCTACGGTTTGCAACCCCTCCCAACCGTCCGGGTTCATTAGATCATCCCTTCTGGTGGTGCCTCGCCTTCAACTGGCGCACCACCCTCTGCTTGCGCTTGAGCCTGCATCATTTGCGCGGCCTGTTGCATCATCTCCTGACGTTCTTGCGGCGTCGTGCGTAGTTCCGCTGGCACACCTAGTTTATCAGCAACATAGTCAGCAATGCTGCCCATCTTCACCGCCATTTGACCTTCCGGGCCAAGGGCTGATGACATTTGAACCCACTGCATAATCTTCTCAATATCACCCATATTCTGCGCTTGTGCAATAGGGCTGACAGGCGTGACCTTTACCTCTAGCCCATTGACGCGCAACGGCATCTCAATCAATCCGCGCTCATCCATCACATACAGGATACGCGCAACCAGCGGCACCATAGTTTCTGTGATTAACCGACCAAAGGCACTTCCCAAATTAGTTGATAACTCACGCATCCTTTCTGAGATCTCTGTAGCAGACCGGGCTGACATGTTGTCGGGCGGCAGTGTGTCATCAAGCAAGATTTTTTTGACGTTCATGCGTAGGTCATTGATCACGATCTGCGACACATTGAAATCACCAGAGCGTGGCATCTGTCGCAAGCTCTCACCCTGCGGGCCACCGTTACGCGCAACCGGGATGATAGCGCCCGGCTGGATGCGGATGTTTTGCGGGTTTAATACGCCATCATCAGCCGCAGTGTAAACGCCCGCAATTGACAAGCTGGCATTCTTTAACAGCAACTCCAGCGTCTTGTTTAGCGTTTTAATGTCAGGGATTGCAGTGACCAAAGGCCCGCGACCGTAAACCTCGCCCGCCACTTTCATATACCGCGCCACGATCCAAGGCGATGATTTCATACGGCGCATAAGCAGACCGGCTTTGCCCTCAGCCCAAATGACGTGATAACAGAAATCGCCTTTGTCTGGGTCATACAACGTAGCCTCGACAAGTTCGATTTCTTGCGTAGGCTTGTCGTCAATCATGCGCTGCAAGCGCTCTGGGATTTCGGCGTCTTGCCAATGCTGCTTGATGGCCTCGCCTTTCAATCGCATCCGGCGGTACACATTATCGACCTTGCCGTGTGCGCCCTCTTCAATGCTGACCAGATACTGCGGCACAGCAGTGAAGCGAATTGGCGTCATGTCGTCACCGGGCTGTACTAGCATGACGGCAGTGCCAACAGCTAGGTCAAGCAAAAACTCACCCATAGCCAAATCAAAATTAGATTGGCGCAGCAAGCTAAACATAATATCGCTGTACATATCCAGCGCGGTTTGCGCCTCTAAGCGGCGCTCCTCTGGGATATCTGGCCCCGGCTCTAATCGGCACCAAGGCGCATAAGGTGGAAACAAGCCTGACTGGATGCGGTTCGCAAATCGCTGTGTCGCATTGATGGCCGTGCTATCAAACACGCGCACCATTTTGTTTTGCCCCGGAGAGCCACCGCCCTCGTAATAGCCATCATAAAGATTGCGCTGCGGCAAGCCAAACTCATAGCAGTCTTCATAGATTTGCCGCCAGTTATCTTTGCGGCGCTGCGCCACGTCGTGACGCTTTAGGATATCTTCAACACTATGCACTGGCTTGGTTCCTTTTGCTTATAGCTGCCGCTTTTTTCTTGGCGTCTGCTTTTGAGCTAGCGCCCCAAGCGCGTAGCGATAACAGCAGACGTGTGGGTTCGCCGTCCTTATATTCTGGCCCCGGCATACCGCCCATTCTAGCCAAGAACGATGCGCGGCGCGGATTGTCGCCCGACTTGACCGGCGCTTTTAGGTTCATGCCTTGCGCCTTAGCAGAACGACGACCGGCCTCATTCAAACCGCCCTTGGGGTTCTTGCCCGCCTTGCGTGTCCAAGCTGGGCTAGCCACGCGCCGCCCTCATATTATCAATCAGGTTTGGGTATGGACGACCGGCTTTTTTGGCAGCCCGCATAGCGGCGCGTTTCTTTGCAGAACTCAATGCCTTTGGTGCGCCTAAATCCTTTGGCCGCTTTTTATCCCAAACTTGTTTGGTCATTTGCCGTAACCCTTACCTTTTTTCTTAGGCATAATCTTTCCTTTTTGCCATTTTGGTTTTCATGTTGGCCTCAGTTACCCGGCCACCAGTCTGCCGGGCGTACTCTTTAGCCGCTTTCATACCAGCCTTGCTATATGCAAAGTGCCGGGTCTTACCATCTTTAGAAACTACTTTTGGCATTTATGCCCCCAATGTTGAGTTGGATGATAACAAAGTACGGTTGCCAAGCTGCCTCATCCCGGCGGCGCTGCGACGCAAGCGCTCGGCCTCAATCTCTTTTGCAAGATCTGAGCGGATAACTTTTTTGCCGAGTGTTGCCTGCTCTTCCTCTTCCTCTTCCTCTTCCTTAGGAATAATGCGCGGCCCATCATTACTGCCAATATTTGCCCTTGCCTCACGCTCTTCAGCTTCTGGGTCACGGCCAGTCAGCCTGCCAAGACTATCATAGACGCCGCTTACTCTGCCGGTGCGCTTATCATAAACCGCTCTTGAACCCGGTTTGCTTAACACATCCTTCATGCGATTACCCATAAACTGAGCAGCATAATTTTGCGCTACATTAATACCAGCCCCCGGAAAGAATGCAGCCATAAGTTTATCGCTTGTGGTCATCTTTTCTATATTTGTTTTTCCAAGCGCGATTTGCTTGTCTAGCTGCTTTTGGGCTGTGTTCTTTTTGCCCTCTGGCGTCTTTGATCCGGGGCGTGTTTCAGCGCCACCACGATCTGGCCCGGAATAATTGCGACCGCCGTCATCTCTGCCGCCACCCATACCAGCGCTAGAACGCCCGCCACCGCGACCGCTAGAAGATGGCCCGCCGCCGCCGCGACTGCTAGAAGATGAACCAGCGCCAGAACGACCACCAGCCGCGCCGCCCGATCTCTCTGACCCAAAGCCAGATCTTTCGCCACCAAACCCCGGTGGGTACGATGGAACGCCTTTGTGGAACTCACCAGTGCCACCGCGTGATTTCAAAAGTTCAGCCTCGGCTGGCGTGATATAAGCCAACAAATGCCGCTGGCCTCTAATAGTGGTTCTGCTTGGTGGGTTTCTTTTTGCCATATCTTACACCGGCCCTAATGTTTCTGTAATGCCTTGCTCTGCATCTTGGCGGGTTTTAGATAACAACATACGCTGACCGCCAACATACCGAGCGCGGCGTTGTGCTGCTAGCTTCATGCGCTTATCACGCGCCTCAGCCTCGACCTGTTGCTCTTGGCGCTTCTGAGCGGCTACCAGTTCTGGATCCGGTTCTTGTGGTTTTGAACTACCGCCAAATAATCCGCTCATTTATAATACCTCGCATACATTCGATAATCAGCGCCGTCAGGGCCGTAGTTTTTTAACAGCCCCTCTGGCGTGAATTGTAACGCATCAGCCCACCTGACAGCAAGGTCATTCTGCATATTTACGGTTAACTGCAACCGCTTCAGTACCATCTCGGTAGCGATCAGGTTGAAATAGCGGTATGCCCCCCTAGTAAGCGATACCGGCGCGGTAGCAACGTGGTCTGTTGTCAGCATCCAGCCCTCGGCGACGCCCGGCCATAACTTATTAACACCAAAACAGCAAGCAATCTTGCCGCGCAATAACGCCGTGCAGGCAAGGCCAGTGGCGCTTGCTCCCTGCAACGCCTCTTTGTAATCAGGCACAAGTTTTAAAAACTGGGCATCCATCGGCCTTAATTCTGCCATATAGGCATGACCCCAGTAAAACGGCACAATAGATACCTCGCTATTGCCGCAAAGCGATTGACGCCAATTAGAATATGCTAAAGTCTGCATCTGCTGTTAGCTGCTTAAACTGTTTGCTAAACTGGCTATTGCGCGTAATGTTTCGCACCTCACCGGCACCAAGCATCAAATACCCAAACGCATCACCGACGTGCGAATGCTCATTTTTATTTGGCGCATCGCGAAACCGCTCATAGCCAGCACCAACCGCCACGCGCCTAAAGTGATACCCACCAGCCAGCGATTTGCGGGTGCGGGTGCATTTGCTGCTAACCACCAAGCCAGCCTTGCCGTCGATCATGCGGTTCATTGGCATAGCGCCAGCCTCACGCCGCACCTTAAAATCGTTGGTGCTAGTTGGCCGGGCATGAAGCCCCATCGTTTTTAAATGATCAAACGCGGTCACCTCAAAGATCTCATCCCGCTTGACGCCCGCCGGGTCACCCCAAACCAGCACGTCACATTTCGGAAACATACTTTGTATGTCAGCCAGAAGATGATGACAAAACCGCTCAAGCCCCATATCAAAAGCAACAAGCTCATGCACGACATTCCACCTGCCGTTCTGCATTTTCTGCCCAAACACCGCCGCAGGGGTCAAACCAAAGTCAAGCCCGATATGCACCGGCCATCCCGGCTCAATCTCAGCGTCACCAGACATAACGCTGTCACTGTACTCAGGCCAGACCGGCTTGCCGTCTTGCACATAAACATACTGCGCCCCGGCGTAACACTGGATCCAATCCAGCGT